ATAATAACAGATAAAAAAATATGTTTTATCGGTTGGGAATTTACCAAAGAAGAGACGGTAGAATTTTTAAAGCAACACGGACATAAACCAATTTCTAAAATACATATGATAAAAATGATTGGCAATGCTAATCAAGAAATAGAAAAGTATGAAGATGAATTATATGAAGATTGGGAAGAATATATAGATATGCAAGAGAAAGAAGGATATAATACTGTTGGTAATTTTTTTGGAAATTATCAAGATTATTATAAAGTATATAATATATAAAAGGAGTTGATTAAATGTTAAATGAATTTGGAAAAATACCAAAATGTTATAGGTTGAAAATAGAAAATTTAAAAGAAATGATATATGAAAAAATTAGATGTATAAGTGTTGATATAATATATAATGTAGAAATAAGAAGTTTTGTATTAGATATAAGATTTATTTACATAGATATTGGTATTAGACTTGCAGAAGAAGCCATAAATGAAATGACATTAGAACAAGTTTTTAATATAGTATTAACTTATATAGAAAAAGAATTTAGAAAATTATATTTAAAGGGGTGAAATATATGTTTATAGAAGGTTTTATGATTTCTATTTTAAGATTTATATTATATGGAATATTATTATTTATAGTGTTTATGATAATACAATTAATATTATATAAATTATTTAAAGTAAATTTATATAAAAAATTAATGTATATATTATTTGAAAAATATTAAGAAAAAAGGAGAAATAAAAAAATGTTAATGTTTATAAAAGCACATTTAAAAGAAAATTACAATTTTAATTACATACAAGTTTTAGCAGAAGAAGGCTATTATATAATATATCTAAATTATAAAGGAATTGGAGTTCAATTCAAATTTACTGAAACATTAAATATAATGTTCGATTTAGATAAAAGAATAATAGAAGAATTTAAAAAGAAAGGGGTGATACTATATGGGAAAAATAAAAGAAATGAAAGAAACAACTGAATATTTGAAAGAATTAGGGTTTAATATAAGTTCTGTTGGTTTTAATTATTGGGTATTAGCAGTAGATTTATATAATCGTAATTTCGAATATGGAATAGTAAATATGACAAATATTTATGAAGAGATAGCAGAAATTTATCATACAACAAAATTGAGAGTAGAACGAGCAATGAGAACAGCAAGAAATACAGCTAATGAAAATATAAGTAAAGAATTTAATTATAATGGAAAAATAACAAATTTATCTTGTTTAAAATTATTAGTAATGTAGAAAGAATAAAAAATTAATAGTTGAAAATGAATTAAAAATATTATATAATAAAAATATAAATTTATAAAGGAGTGATTTAATATGACAAATTTACCAATAACAGGTATATTTAATGTAACTTGCGAATATGGTCGAAAAGGAAATTGGGCTAAAGGCTCACATACTGGAATTGATTTAACTTGTGATAATGATAAAATTTATTCAAGTTGTGAAGGAGAAGTTGTACGAACTGGTTATGATAAAAGTTACGGAAATTTTATTGTAGTAAAAAATAGTATTGATAACACATATCATTGGTTTTGTCATTTATCTAAAATATTGGTAACAAATGGAAATGTAAACAGAAAAACCATAATTGGAATAATGGGAAATACTGGAAATTCAACTGGAAAACATTTACATTTTGAAATAAGAAAAAATACAAATAAATATGGGGACGATATTAACCCTTGTTATTGGCTAGGAATTGAAAATAAAGTTCAAAGAGGACTAAATTCAGAAAATTTTCAATTGGAAGAAAATGACAAAAAAACAATAAATGTTGGAGACATTAAAAAATTTGCAGTAAAAACAAATGTAAGAGAAGAACCAAATTTAAAACGGAAAACCACATTTATTTTTACCAAATACAACAGTAGAAATTTTAGAGGTTGCTGTAAATAATGAAGATGGTTATATTTGGGATAAAGTAAAAATTGTTTATGCGGGAAAAGATGATATTAAAGAAGGTTATGTTGCAAGAACTTGCAAGAGGTATAAGTAATATGGAACTAAAATTATTAATTAATTTTATATTATTTTTTATTAATATTTATGTATTTATAAGAGATTTTAAAGTAAAATCTCTTATAGGAATTTTTTTAAGTATTATAGGAATAATTTTAAATATAATTTTATTGGGTGTGATTTTATGGCAGAAGTAACAATTAATAATAGTCCAATTCATAGCGAAGCAATAATTACATATCCTTACGGAGTTCCCGACAGCGGTTATCAATGCGGGTGGCACACTGGGGTTGACTTTGCGCCTTATGGTTCAACAGAGAATAACCCTATTTTATATCCAGTAAAAAAAGGTCGTGTTGTATATATAAATACAACCACAACTCCCGCGTTAGGAGTTCAAGCTCAAATTTTGGACGAAGAAGGTCATTACTGGAGATATTGTCATATGGTTCAAGGAAGTTTACAAGTTTCCGTCGGAGACGAAGTTGAACTCAATACACCAATTGGACGTATGGGTGCTACTGGAAATGTAACTGGAAGACATTTACATTTAGAGTGTTCTACTACTCAATCTTGGCAATGTTCTACATTTGTAAACCCTTGTAATATTTTGGGAATTCCAAATGTAGACAATACAATAATAAAATATGACGGTTCTGTTACACCCCCAGAACCGCCTACCCCAGTACAATTTAAACAAAATAAATTTAAATGGGTATTATATGCAAATAAGTTTAGAAAAAAAAGACAAATATAATTTTGTCTTTTTTATTGACAAAAAAAATTTTTTATGCTACATTAAAATAAAATATTATGAAAAGGGGGTGTTTAAAAATTGAATATAGAAAATATAATTGAAACACTAAACTTTTCTAATTATTTTTGGCAAATATTTACACCAATTTTATTTTCGTTTTTAGATATAATTACGGGATATATACAAGCATTAATTAATAAAAATGTTGATAGTTCTGTAATGCGTGAAGGTTTATTACATAAAATACTTGTTATAATTATTATAATAGCATCTTGTATAATTGATGTAACTTTTAATTTACCTATAGTAACAAAATTTATTTCGATTTACATAATAATTATGGAAATTACATCAATTTTGGAAAACTTAAATAAATCTGGTTTAAATATTGGAAAAATAACCGATATTTTAAAAAGAAAGGAGTAAAATTATGAAATTAAGCAAAGAAGAATTAAAACAAAAAATTAATGAATTAGCAATTGATGATGATGTAAAAATTACATTATTAGAAGACGTTGAAGACAGTTTCGAAGCAACAGAAGATAACAGCGAAGAATTAAAAGCATTACAAACAAAATACGAAGAGCTAAAAGAAAAATACAAAAGCAGATTTTTAAATGGTAAAGAAGACGACAAAAAAGAAGAAGACGACAAAAAAGAAGAAGAACTTGAAGAACAAGAAATTGTTGAAGAAAGTGATATTTTTAAAGAAAAGGAAGGAGAATAAAAAATGGCAGTAAAAAAAGTTTTGGCTACAAAAGATAGTAGCAAATTATTAAATTTTATGGCAAACACAGACCCAGTTTTAAGAGAAGCCATAGATTTACCACAGCAAGGAGCAGACATAAGAAAAATAGGCGAAATAATTATGTCTAATACAAGATATAAAAACGCTTTTATAAATGCAGTAAATGTAATAGCATTAACTTTGATTATTGATGATGCTTGGGCTAATCCGTGGGAAGATTTTACTAATCAAGGTGAAATTAGATACGGGCAAAGTGTTCGCGAAATGATTTTAGATTTAGTAGAAGCGGAAGACTATAACGAAAATATGAACAACCCTACACATTTTTTGGAAAATGTTGTGCCAAACGTATTTAACTATATGCACGAAATAAATTTCCAAAAATTTTATAAAAGTACAGTAAACGACCAAGAAATCGCACTAGCTTTTTATAATGAAAATGGCTTATATGATTTTATACAAGCTGTTTATAACAATTTAAGAAAATCTTATGTTTATGATAGATATATAGTAGATAAATACCAAGTGCAAAGAAGACTTATTGAAGGAACAATTCCAAGTAAAACATTAGAAAATTTTGATACAAATACAGTAAGACAAAATGTTTCAAGTATGAAAGAGTATTCTAACAATATGACTTTCTTATCTCCAAATTATAACCCAGCTGGAGTTAGAATTGCAACTCCATTTGATAGACAACGTATGATATTATCTACTGGGTTTGAAGCACAAGTATCTACAGAAGTTTTAGCAACTTCTTATTTTAGAAATGACGCAGAGTTTAAAACAAAACTTGCTTTAATAGACGGTTTTGCAAATAATGACTGGGATAGACTTGCAAATTTACTAAAAGAACAATACACAGCATTTACAGAAGAAGAACTTGCAAGATTAAATAACGTAGTAGGTTTAATAATTTCTGATAATTGGTTTAAAAATTATTACTACGCTTTAGATGCACAAGCAGACACTATTAATACAGAATTTAGAAACCCAGAAACATTAGCAAGAACTATGTGGTTACACGCTTGGAGAATATTCTCTACATCTCCATTTGAACAATGTCTAGCATTTACAAAAGACACAAATGCAGTAAATAGCGTAACTGTAAGCCCAGCAACAGCAACAATTACAAAAGGACAAACTTTACAATTATCTGCAGTTGTTGAAGTAACTGGAATAACAAATAAATCAGTTATCTGGAGTGTTGACGAAGATAGTAAGACAAAAGGTGTTTCGATAAATCAAGAAGGAAAATTACAAGTTGCAAGCACATCTACAGCTACATCTATTACAGTAACAGCAACATCTGTTTTTGATAATACAAAAACTGGAACAGCTACAATTACAGTTGCAAGTGGAACTTAAAAATAAATAGGTAGCTTTTATATAAAGCTACCTAAAAATTTATAAAAAGGAGTAAAAAGTTATGCAAAAACGATTAATAAATAGTCAATTATCTAACTATAAAACCTATCTAATGTATAGAAGGCAACTTTTAACTCTTGCAGAAAATGTATTCTCTTTTAAAAATTTACCGACATATATAGATGTTTCTTATGTAAATATGCATCTTGTAAATACTGGTAGCATAGCATTTTTTGTAGATGATGTTTTAGGTTTACTTGCATTACCTTATGTAAACCAAGGTAATTTAGACGTTTACGGAAGACCTACAAAAATTAGAGTGTACTCTAATACAAATTATCAAAAAGTTTTAAAACAAGGCGAATTTGTAATAATGTATGATAACAACGGACACTATCCATTATTGTATGATGTGTTGCAATATGCTGAAAGATTAGCTTTAAATACAAGGACATCTGATATAAATATATCACAACAAAAAACTCCAAGATTTTGGAAGACAACAGCTAATAAATTGAAAAGTGTTCAAGATAAAATAAATAATGTAGACGCCTTTGCTGAAACTGTAATTGATTATGATAATTTATTAATAGATGATACATCCCTTGTTTTAAGCCCAGCACCATTTGTAGCAGATAAAATTGATGAACACCAAGAAAAAATATGGAACGAATTTTTAAGATTAATTGGAGTATCTAACTTACAATATCAAAAAAAAGAAAGAAATATTACAGATGAAATAGCTGCAATGCAAGGTGGCACAATTGCTAGTAGATTTAGTCGTTTTGAACCACGTAAAAGAGCAATTGAAGAAATAAACAGTAAATTTAATTATAATATAGAAGTTGAATATTACGACGGAGTTCCTACAACATCAAAAGAAATTGATGAAATGGAAGAAAATGACGAATTGGAAGAAGGTGTTTAAATATGTTTTATCCATTTTTTAACTATTTATTAGCAACTCCTTTATTTGTTCCAACAGACAATAGACCACCTAGTATTTACGATATTTTAAATGCAATGGCAAATTTTGATAAACCCGAAAATGAACAAATAAAAGTTTCACAGCTAGCTGAACAAATGCACGCAAGAGTATTTGATTTTGATTATCCATTATCAAAAAATGTTACACGTGCAACATTTGAAACAATGTTACTTAATAAATTTTTAATGCGTAGAATTGGTTTTGAAACTTTTACAGCTTTCAAAATTCAACTAAATGTAAAACTAAATGAAATTATGCCAAAATATAATAAACTTTTTGACGCACTTGAAAATTGGGATATATTCAATGACGGCGAAACTATTCAAAGACAAGGAGAAGATAACACAATTACAAATAGTAACAATGAATTAACAAATACATCTACAACTAATACTGAAAATGTTAGTGATAGAAGAAACAGTAATACACCACAAAATCAATTAGAAAATGTAAGAGACGGAAGTTATGTAACAAATTATGACTACGATACAGATAATGTAAAATCGAACGATAGTTCTAATTCAAAAGGAATATCAAACAGTAAAAATGCTAATAATTATTGGGAAACAATTAGACATAGTCCAAGTGATAAAATAAAGATTTTCCAAGAAATGCAAGAAAATATAAATAGTATATATACATTAATTTTTAATGATTTAGAAGATTTATTTTATTCTATGCCTTAGATTAAAATAGAAAGGAGTAAAATTATGCAAAAAACTTATGTGCCTATTCCATTATTTTTGGGTTGTGCAAGTGGTAATTTTCCATTTATAGAAGAAACCTTTGACAGCTTAACAACTTATAAAATGTTATGTAAAATTGCTGGAGTAGTAAATACAATTCAAGATTATTTACAAGATTTAGATTTTAATCAATATACGGAATATGTAAACGAGCAAATAACAAATTTAAAAATATATGTAGATAGTCAAGATGCCAACATAAAAAATTATGTAAATCAGCAAGTAGAACAAGCAAAAAATTATACTGACGAAGAAATAGCAAAATTAAATTTAAGTTTATTACAATATATAAACACGCAAATACAAAATTTAAAAGAATATTCTGACGCGCAAGATGTTTTATTAAAAAATTACATAGACGAAGAAGTTTTGAAATTATATAAAGAAATAGAAGAAATAGCAACAAAAGGAATAAAAGTTTACAACCCAACAACTGGAGAATATGATTATTTACAAAATACAATAAATGATTTATACACTTATTTAAGATATTACGGAATAACAGCAAATGAATTTGACACATTAGCATTAACAGCACAAGAATTTGACAATAAATTAATTACTGCAAGAGATTTTGATTTATATGCTAAGCAAATTTTAATGATAAATTGGTGTTGTAAAATGTATTCTCCAATTACTGGAGAGATAGAACCAATAAGTAAAGTAGTGAACGAATTAGCAAGTTTACACAAAAATGAAATAACAGCACAAGAATTTGACAATTTAGACTTGACAGCACAAGAATTTGATGATAAAAATATAAGTGCATACGATTTTGACTGGAACGGAAAAATTTTATTATCTGCATAGGAAGGAGTGATTTTATGAGTGCTACAAATCATACAACAAATTATAATTTACCTATCTATATAGCAACTGATAAACCTAAATATTTGACTGATTTTAATAATGCTATGCAAACTATAGATAGTGCAATTAAAGGTGTTGCTGATAGTATTCCAGATAATGTAACGGAAATACAAGAACAATTAACACAAACAACACAAACAGCTAATGATGCAAAAAGTACAGCAGATACTGCAAAAAGTACAGCAGATACTGCAAAAAGTACAGCAGATACTGCAAATGAAACAGCAACACAAAATGAAAATGTTCTTGCAACATTTTTTGAAGGTTTTACAAACTGGCGAAATTGGACACCTTCAACATAAATAATAAAATATTAAAAATTTAAAAGGAGTGATTTTTTATGAGTGCTACAAATAGTACACCAAACTATAATTTACCACAATATGTGGCAGATGATAAACCAACTTATTTAGGAGACTTTAATAAGGCTATGCTAGACATAGATACTAATATGAAAAGTATTGAAAATAAAGCAGAGAGTGCTGAGAGTGCCTCAACTACTGCAAATTCTAATGCAAATCAAGCTTTAGAAAATGCTAATAGTGCTAACACAAAAGCAGAAACAGCACAAGCAACGGCAGAACAAGCACAAACAACTGCAACAACAGCTAAAAATACTGCAGATACAGCACAAACAACTGCAACAACAGCTAAAAATACAGCAGATACTGCAAATGAAACAGCTAATATGAATACACAAAATATTACTAATATGAAAAAATGGACTAAACCCGTTTCAATTGTTGACAGTGCTATAACTAATAGTTCATTAAATTGTTCATATAATTTAGAATTAAAAATGCTTAGCTTGTATGGAAGACTAAATTTTGAAAGAGACAACCCTAATAATATAATTTTAGGAACTCTTCCAGAAGCCGTAAGACCAAGTGAAACAAGAACAATTTCAAATGGTTTAACACCAGTTTATCCAATAGGAGACGCGGGAAATGGTGCGGGAATACCAGCAGATTTAACTATAAATTCGCAAGGACAGATAGTTCTTTATAATAATGGAGTTGGCGCACCTTCAAGATTAAATTATGGTTTTGTACAATTAATGTTAAATATTTCGGACTGGTTAGATTAAAAAAAGAGGCAATATGCCTCTTTTTTGTTTGTGAATTTTTAAGTTATAGAATTATCAAGACTAAAATTCCCAATATTTTCGTGATTATGCCAAATGGTAACACCTTTTCTACAAGCATTATTAATTTCTTCCATATAAGAAGAAGGAACAGAACCATAGCCGACACTTTCACTTTGTCCAATTTCTAAATAATTCCAATTTCTTCTACCTACTATATTAGGCAATTCCAACTTATTTATTTTATATCCAAATCTTGTAAAATAATCATCAATTATTTTCATATACTCTGGTTTACAATGATAATTATAAAAATTAAATGTATTGTTTTTAGCTGAATAATTTACATCTCCAGTATTTTGTCCGACCTTCAATTGAAGGTAATAAACTAGCACTATGAAATTGTCCAATCAAACTAGCAATATTTCCAGCAACTGTCGGTAAATTTCCAGTTGCAACACCAACAGCTGTTCCAACAATATTTGTTCCAATATTTACAGCATTTTGAGTTAGCCAATTTGTAAATGCGTCTGTTGCCCAACTGCAAGTTGGATATTTAGCAAGTGGTATTGTTTCGTCATTATTATAATCTACTTTTTTATAGTTACGTGGAACTAGACGTCCAGAACAGCCAACTGAAAGTGCTATTTGTATATCAAAATTAATAGGGTTTTCGTAAAAATCTTCATATTTATAAATAATTTGGTTACCTATATTGTTTGTAACTAATAAATAATTATAAGGGTAAACATAACATTTATTGTTTTTTGGTTTATAGTCTTCAAAATTATAAGGTTTACTAATTTCAAACGGAATATGAACAGCATTTCTTATTGCTTCATTACCTAAAATTTCGTCAGTATCAAGTAAATATGTTCCGTCATATCCTACAAGTTGTCTTTTACCTATGCTGTCAATTAAATCTGCTGGAGCAACAAACAATGCTAAAATACTTTCAATTTTTCCAGCCTTGTTAATTTCTTTCAATACTTTTTCCATTGCAACAATTGCCGTATTTGCTGCCTCAAAAATATATACCATATATCCAAATAAATTACCATTTATTTGTTCTACTCCCACAAAATCGTCATTATCTATAATACTATAGGTTGACATAAGGCAAAAATAATATTGTTCTGCTAAACCATTGTATATATTCCAATTTCCAAGCACCATTTCTCCTACATCTAAATTTTCTGGAACTGTATGTTGTCCTATCGCATCATCATTTACGTGTTGTCTACTTATAAAACAAGGTTGTTTTTGCCAGTAATCAAACCAAGTAGACCACGCGTCAATTGTAAATTTTATTTCTGTATTTTGTTCTCCAGTATATATAACATCATCTATAAATGCAAAAAACCATTTATTAGAATAATCTTTGTTTTGAAAAGCTATATAATTTGCTTGTAAACATTGTTCATAAGTAAAATTTACATAAACACTATTTTTATTTTGTCTAATAAAACTATAATCATAAGCAGTTGCAATAGCATTTTGTCTGCATAATGCTAACATTTCACTTTCGCTGTATGATAGAACATTTACATAATCTTTATCAAGTCTAATATTTTTTACTAAAATAATTTCGCTATTTAATGTTGCCATTTTTAACACTCCTTTCATTATTTTTAATTTTTGTCAAAATATCTATTGCTGTTTCTAAAGCTAATTTTTTTTGTTTTATATTATTTATATATAAAGTTAAACTAGGTTCTTTTAACTCTATTTCCTTTAAATCATTTAATAATTGTTCTAAATAATTAATCATTTTTTCACTTCCTTATTATAAAATCTATGGCTTGTTTAAAATCTGTTCCAGTCATATCACTAGCATAAAAAATCATACTTTCACGGAACGTATTTAAAATATTTTGTATTTTACTATTGTTTAATGTAATTTTATATATATCTTTTTGCCATAATTGATTTAAACAAACAACATCACTAAAAACTAACATATTTTCACTAAATTCTTTATAAAATGGATAGACAAACCAGCAAATTTCATTTGTAATTTTATTTTGTAATAGTTCACCTAAAAATTTAAAACCTTTATATAAAAAACCTATTCTAAAAAGCATTTTATATTCTTTGTAAGATAAAGGTAAAATTGGTTGCTTATCAACTTGCCACTCTCCGTCGTCTATCATTGTTTTTGCGGTTCCAATTGCCATAGTTTTACCACCGCTAGACTTACAATATTCAATAGCAATTTTTACGTCATTTTCTTCATTATGTATAATTTTCGTTTTTATTTCACCTTGCTTTTGATGTTTTAAAATATCCATTAGTCCCCACTCACTTAAATATGGACAAATTTTACTGACAGTATTTCCGACGAGCCATAATTTTACGCGTCCTTGTTTTCTATCAACTGTACTATAAAAAGTCATTAATTTGTTAGGTTCATTTGCGATGTAAACGCCTCTAGACATAAACTCTTCATATATTATATTGTCAACATCTAAAAAACTACCGCTAGAAAATCTTTGTTCTAAAGACAATGGTATAGCATAACCAATTTTTTCGCCACGTTTTTCTTTGAAATTTTCGTCTATTTTAGAGAAATATATTTCGTTTGAATATTTTGTTACACTATTATAAACACCATTTGTAATTCTCTCAATATCTGCATCGGCAAAATATTGAGAAACCCAAGTTTTTGTTAAGTCCTCTTTAAATCTACGTTGTAATATAAATCTTCTTTTATTATTCATATATGGCATTAATGCTTTTTTATGTTTTACTTGGTAACTTTTTCCGTTTGATTTTTCGCCATAAATTAAATTATAATTTGCGTTTTCTTTATCTATATTATCAATATTATAATGTACTTGTTTTGCACCCATATTTTTACTCCTCTATATATAATTTTGCAATTTCTTTTTGTATTTCTTCTTTTACTTTTTCAATTTTTTCTTCACTTGCTGTGCCTAAAATTATATTTTGTCTTTCTACATTTAATTTTTTACAAATTCCAGATATAGTAATCTTACTAAAATTTCTAATAAACTTATGGTTTTTTTCTTTTTTAGTCAATTTTTATCACTCCTTAAATATCGCTCTTTTACTACTTTCGTCGCTAATTAAATTTGCATATTCCTCAGCTTTTCCTAATTCATAAGTAGTTGGAACTAAACAGCAAGCATATTTATCATTTACAATTTGTTCAATTCCTCTATAATCTTTTAATTTAAAACTTTCCATATTATCGTTATAAATTAAAAGATTTTTATTTGTATATTTAAAATCAAATACAAAATTATCTCTAAAATCTTCTAATTTTTTAAGAGCTTTCGCTCCTTGTTTTGGAACTCCTGCGACTGTAATTTCTAAAATTAAAGCCTTATCTTTTTCAATTTTCAAAACATTTGTATTATCATTTATTTTATTTTTATCTATATATTTTGTATAAGCATATTTTTTTGCACCTTGCGTAACAAAACTTTCGTAAAAACCGTCAAAATCAAATAAGCCAATAATATGTTTTTTTCCTTTTTTATCTTTAGGAGAAAATTTTTCAATATCAATTTCTAAATCTTCGCTAGCTTGTTTTATTTTTTCTAATACTTTATTATTATACTTATCAATTTTACTTTTGTCAAAACCTTCTAATAATTTTATACTATCTGTATCGCAATAACAAACATATTTATCATTTTCAATAATATTTGTTAGCAAATTATATCTAGCCCAAGCCGTTACCCAAACTCCGTAGGCAAAACTTAAAAATGCTTGTTTTTTCTCTTTTTCTAAACTTTCCAAAATTTCTTCATTTTTTAGTGGTAATTCTTCCCAGCCTAAATCATTATCAAAAATTACTACATCTTTAATATTATTTGTTACTGTCATACCATATAAACTATTAAATTTTGCTTTTTCAAGATTATATTCAACTTTCTTTTCTTCTATATTTTTATATTCTGTTTTCTTTATATATTTTTCTAATATAAAATTAATAAAATCTTTAGGTAAATAATCATATTTACTATAATAACTTTCTAAAATTTCATACTTACAACTATGTGTATGTAATATAAAATAAAAATCTACATCAGTAAGTACAATTTCTAACTCTTCGGCATATATAATTCTACCATTATCATACTTACCATTTTTTATTCTTAAACATTTACTTTGGCTTATAAAATTATTATAATATTTGCAATTTATATTATAAAATCTTACTTTCAATATATATGCAAAACTTGTAAGCATTTGTTCACGTTTTGTAATATTACATTTTTTAAATTCTTTACTAGGAAATTTGTGTGTTACCATTACGTAAGGATAAGAACTTGTAAAATCATAACTTGTTATATTATGTAAAATTTCATTTGCATATATCCAGTTTGCGTGAGTATAGCCGCCGGCAAATGCTCCGGACTAACAAATTATAAATATGTCCGTCAACATTAATAGCTTTTCGTACTTTATTTTTATAGTCCCAATTTTTATTAATTTTATTTTTTAATTCACGTCTTACGTGTCCAGTGCTAGTTAATGGTATATTTTTTACTGTTTCGTATTGTTCTAACTCTTTTTGTATATATTTATATACTACTAAACAGTCATTTTCACAATATTTTAGTTCTTTTTCTGTTAATTCTGTTTTACTATGTCTAATTTTAGTATAGTCTAAATCTCCGACCATTTTTTCAACATCTAAATTATAAACTTCTGGTATTTTTTTAAGTGGTAGATTTGTCATATAATAACTACAACGAAATTCTATGTTAAAATCTACTAAAGTACAACGCATAACTTTATGACTTTTTCGTGCCATAACATCTTGAAAACGAAAAATGTTTCGTAAAAATTGAAATTCAAAAGATAGATTATGCACAAATACAAATTTTTTTTCTGTTGTTCCAAACCACTCAAGACGTTCTATAAAATGCTTTAATTCGTCCCAAGTTCTGCCATAATAAATTGTTTCATTAACACCGAAATTGCCATATATACATTGTAGCTTTTGTTTCAACTTCTTCTTTTTCTTGTTTATTTAAATTTAAATATTCCATTGTATTTAATTGTTTTCCATTTAAAACTAAATATGTTGTTGTTTCTATGTCAAATGTATATATAGTATTATCATATTTATTTCGTTTCCCTTTTATGTCTACTAAATGTCCTTCATAATATTTCCAGTAAATCATTATTATACATTTACTCCTTGTATATATTTATATAATTTTCTTAAATCTTCTTTTAGAATTTCGTCAACTGTTCTGTCAGTTATGTAAACACTTATATTATCAATAAAAGTTTCTTCGCTCCAATTTTCTTTTACACACTCCCTCGCAATTTCCCAAAAATCAGAGGGAGCAATATATTTATATATCCAGTCATACCCTTTATTTGCTTGGTAATAAGTATTCGCCATTTCAAAATTAAGTTCTTTTCCAGCTTGCTTTGAATATTCCTTTACAATTTTTTTTACTTTTTTGACAGTACTATCATTTTCTAAAAATATATTTACTGCTTTTATTATTGCTTTCATTTGTATTTCGTCAAAATTTCGTCTTACTGCAACTCTTCCTTTACTTGTTAATGCATTTAAAACATCACTATCTAAATAATCATATAATTGTTTTGTAGCAAATGTTCCAGTTTTTCCAGTAAGTCTTTCAAGTCTTAAAATTCTTTGATTAGCCCTTTTTGCTAACCTTTTCAATTCATTATATAAGGACGTCTCTTTTGACGTCCTTCCATTAGTTTGTATTGCCAATTAAATCACTCCTACAAATTAAAATGGTAGTTCGTCATTATTTGTAGTTTCTTCGTTCTTCTTTTCTGTTTCTTCTTTCTTCTTTCCTAAAACTGGCATAGCTTTATATGTTTTACCTTGTTTTGTCTTAACTTCTACAACTCTTACTTGTTCAACCTCTCCGAAATAATCTTTTACACTTTCAAAAAATATTTCACTTCCAGTAGATACAAAGCCATATTCTTCTGTGTCATAATAACCTATTTTAAATTGCTTGTCGTCTGTAACTATTTCACATATAGAATATCCTACAATAGTCAAAACTTTTCCTATAAATTCTTTAATAGAAATTGCTGTTACATCTCCTTTAGTTGCCATTTTTTCGAATAGAGGTGTATTGCAAGTTCCCCCTTTTTCTAAAACTTTTACTTCATACTTTTTTGCCATTTTTACTTTCTCCTTTCAGCTATTGGTCGCTACCCTTATATTTTTAGTTTTAAGTTAAACTATAACTTTTAGTAGTTTAGACTAGCACGGCACTCCTACTCAAGCCAAAATACTATAAACGTATTAGTATGTTTCCCAACCCCTTCTCCTTATTCTACTTTTTAG